ACCTAGTTTATTTTATTTTGATAGAAATATTAGTACACCTACAGTTAAATTATGGTCATCTCCAGATGGTAATGAAACATATACATTAGTATATTTTTATGTAAAAAAAATAGAAGATACAGGAAATGTCGCTAGTAATAATACAGCTGTACCAACTAGATATTTACCATGTATGACTTATGGTTTGGCATATAATATTGCTTGTAAAAACAATGATGCTTTACAAAAAGTACCAATGATAAAACAAAAGTATGAAGAATTATGGAATGATGTTAGTGATGCTGATAGAGAAAGAGCATCAGTAAGATTTGTTCCATTTAATAATCACATTTAATTATGGCATACGCAGCAGGAAAAAAAGCTTTAGGTATTTGTGATAGATGTGGCTTTACTTATAAGTTGTATGAACTTAAATACGAAACAGAAAATAAAGTTAGAAATGGTTTAAGAGTTTGCCATACTTGTTATGACCCAGACCAACCACAATTAGATGTAAACCTTGTATCAACCATAGACCCACAAACTTTATATGATGCAAGAGTTGATACTGGAGAAGCAGATTCGAGAGAGTTGTTTGGTTTTGACCCAGTAACAGGAACAGGATTAATAATGCGTGGTGCAATAGGTAAAGTAACAATAACAACAGGATAATAATATGGCTCATTACACAAAAGATTTAAATGAAATTATAAAAGGTTTAAAAAAAGCAAGTAAGTTACATGCTGCACAGGCTAAAAAACTAGAAAAAATTAATAAAGACCAAAAAAGATTAAGTATAGTAAAAGCACCAAAAAGAAAAAAATCTATTAAAAGAAATACTAAGAGAAAATAAGAATGACATTGTCAGAGTTAAAAAGTTTAATACAAGATTATTTACAAAATACAGAAACAAGTTTTGTTTCTAATATAGACAATGTTATAAAACAAGCAGAAGAAAGAATATTAAAAACTGTAAGACTTCCTAATTTTAGAAAAAATGTAGAAGGAACTATAACTTCAGGTAATAAATATTTAGCTACACCAACAGACTTTTTAGATAATTTTTCTTTGTCTATAACTAATTCAGATGAACAATCTTTTTTATTATTTAAAGATGTAAACTTTATTAGAGAAGCTTATCCAAACGCATCAACTACAGGAATACCAAAACATTATGCTTTATTTGATGATACTACTTTTATAGTTGGACCTACACCTAATGCAAATTTTACAGCAGAATTACATTATTTTTATAGACCAGATTCTATAACAGCAGGTTCTGATAGTGGTACAACATGGTTATCAACTAATGCAAGAAATGCGTTACTATATGGTTCTTTAATAGAAGGATATATGTATATGAAAGGAGATATGGATTTAATGAATCAATATGAAAAAAGATATTTAGAGTCTATGTCAAGATTAAAAGTTTTAGGTGAAGGATATAACACTGTGGATACTTATAGAGATGATGTTGTAAGAGTAGAGAGAACATAATGTTTAGTGTAGATGTTCAAACAACCATAGGTGATATAGAAGTTAAAACAACAAACAATAAAGGTTTAAGTCCAGAATATTGGACTGAAAGAATAATAGATAAATTAATTTCTATTAGTGATAGTGCAGACCCAATGGTTAAAGCACAAGCACAAGCATTTAAAGATAGTATGACACAAGTTGTTTTATTATATTTAAAACAAGCTATAGCTAGTGATAGAGCTACTGTAGCAGGATTATTACAAAAACAAGGTCATAAAGATATGGCTGATATTATAAGGAGACTTTAATGGCAATTTCACAAGCTATGTGTACCTCATTTAAAAAAGAATTATTAGAGGGTGTACACAATTTTAAAAATAGTGGTGGTAGTACTTTTCAACTAGCACTATATACAAGTTCAGCATCTTTAGGTGCTAGTACAACTGCATATTCAACTTCAAATGAAGTAAGTGGTACAGGTTATACAGCTAAAGGTGGGGCATTAACTAATGTTACACCAACTACTTCAGGCACAACTGCCTTAACAGACTTTGCTGATTTAACATTTAGTACAGCTACTATAACTGCTAATGGAGCATTAATATTTAATGATAGTGCTTCAGGAGACCCAGCAGTTGCTGTTTTAGCTTTTGGCGGAGATAAAACTTCAACAGCAGGTGATTTTACAATTCAATTTCCAACAGCAGATGCTTCTAACGCCATTATAAGAATAGCTTAATAAATGGCTGGTTGGGGTCGAGCCGGTTGGGGTATTGGTCCTTGGGGTCAACCTGCAGCAACTATAGTAGAAGTAACAGGTGTTGCTGGTACTTCTGCACTTGGTAGTGAAACAGTAATAGCTAAAGCTCTAGTTAGTGTAACTGGAGTTGGTGCTACATCTGCATTAGGTAATGAAACTGTTACTGGTACTGCTAATATATCACCAACAGGAAATGTTGGTACATCTGCTTTAGGTGATGAAATAGTTACAGCAGATGCAAATATTTCTGCTACAGGTAACGAAGGTACATCAGCACTAGGTAATGCTATAACGGCAGGTGCTGCTGTTACAGGAGTTTCAGGTACTGCTTCAGTAGGAACTCTTGGTGATGAATCAGTATCAGCAGGAGCTACAGTATCTCCAAATGGAGTATCTGGAACAAGTGGATTAGGAAGTATAAGTTTAATTACTAATAATATACTTTCAATAACAGGATTATCTGGTACAACAAGTTTAGGCACTGTAACTCCAAAAGCAGATGCTAATGTAGATGTAACAGGTGTAAATGCTACAGGAGGAGTACAAGGAGTAAATATTTGGACTTTAGTAGATGATACACAAATACCAAATTATAGTAATATAAATACTACCCAAGACCCAGAATGGACAGAGGTAGCTTAATATAGGAATAAAATATGGCAGCATATACAAATGATTTAAGATTAAAAGAAATAGCAACTGGTGATGAATCAGGTACATGGGGCGACAGCACTAATACTAATTTAGAACTTATTGCTGAAGCTTTTAGCTTTGGCACAGAAGCTATTACTACAAATGCAGATACTCATGCAACAACTATAGCAGATGGAGCAACAGACGAAGGCAGGAGTATTTATTTAAAATATACAGGTACACTTGATAGTGCTTGTACTATTACGCTTGGACCAAATACAGTATCTAAACTTTGGTTTATAGAAAATGCTACATCTGGTTCACAAAATATAATTATTTCACAAGGTAGTGGTGCTAATGTAACCATACCCGCTGGTGAAGTAAAAGCTGTTTATTCTGATGGTGCAGGTTCAGGAGCAGCGATTGTAGATGCTTTTGCTAATTTAAAAGTATCAGATGCAGCACAAACCAATATTACAAGTTTAGGTACACTAACAACACTTACAGTAGATGATATAACTATTAATGGCTCTACTATTTCTGATGCTGGTAATATGGATTTTGATATAGGTGGAGATTTAACAATAGATGTAGATGGTGCAGATATAAAATTTGCTGACGGAGGTACAGAATTCGCTGACCATTTTAAAGATGGAAGTGATTATAAAATACAAACAACTATTTCAGATGGTGATTTTATTATAGTTGGTAATGATGGTGGTTCTGCTGTTAATGCTCTTACTCTTGATATGTCAGATGCAGGTAGTGCTTACTTTAATAATAAGGTTGGAATTGGTACGACTAGTCCTACAGGTAAATTAGAAATAGCAGCTACAGGAACAAATGCAGCACCACAAATAAAATTAGTAGAAGACAGCGATACAAGAGAGTTTAATATTTTTAATGATGGTTCAGGTAATGGTCATTTAGTTTTAGCTGATAGTGATGATGATACACCTGATACAGAAATAGTTTTAGCAGACAATGGAGTATTACAATTTAAAACTGTTGATACAGAACACTTGCGTATCGATGCCAACGGCAACTTTTCTTTTGGCGGCGGTGGTAACGCAACTAATTTTACTGGTTATGTAACTTTAGATTTAAGAGATACTACTGGTGGTCTAATTGATTTTTCAAATGCTAGTAATGGAATAGCTGGTAGAATACAAAGTATAGATAGTAATTCATTTCAATTAACTAATGTACAAAATCAACCATTAATATTAAATACTAATAATACAGAGAGGCTTAGAATAACTGCCGATGGCTTGATAGGAATTGGGGAAACCAGTCCTGATTCTATTTTACATATAAAAAACAGTGCCTCAGATAGTGTAGCAGGAATATCCTTGGAAAATGATGCTAATAGATTTGCTATAAATGTTCATGGTGGTTTATCAGATGGACTAGCTATATTTAATGCAGGTGCAGGAGAAACACAACTTTTTATTGACTCTGCTGGGCGAGTTGGAATTGGAGCTGATAATACTAGCCCAGATTCTATACTAAGTATAAAAGATGCTACTGCTGACCCTATTGTAACAGTGCATAAAAATTCTACTGGTGTTTCTGATGCTTTGAGAGTGCGACATGGTAGAGGTCTAAGTGGATTTAATGGAACAGGTATATCTTTTAGAAGAAACGATGGTACACAAGTTGGTAGCGTAACTATAGGATTTAGTAGTGTGATTTATAACACAACATCAGACTATAGAATAAAAGAAAATGTAACCTACACTTGGGACGCAACAACAAGACTTAAACAATTAAAACCAGCTAGATTTACTTTTAAAGATGATACTAGCGATTTAGTTGATGGATTTATAGCACATGAAGTTTCAAGTATTGTTCCTGAAGCAATTACAGGTGAAAAAGATGCAGTTGATAGTGAAGGCAATCCAGAATATCAAGGCATAGACCAAAGTAAATTAGTTCCATTATTAGTAAAAACAATACAAGAACTAGAAGCAAGAATAACAGCTTTAGAAAGTTAAACTAAGGAGAATTATATGGCA